TCGCGGATCGCCTCGTTGTGCTTCGCAACGATGCGCTTGTTCTCGCCCTCAATCAGCGACCCAAAATGCTGGATAGTTTCGATGGTATCCTTGTCCAGCGAGACAGAATTGGAAAAGTCCGCGTCGAAATGGGCGACGTAATAGGTAACCGAGCCATTCTTGTGCTTGCTCAACGAAACGTCGATCCAGTAATCCCAAATCTCATTGCCCTTTGGCATCCGCTTCATGACCTCTTCTTCAAAAGGCATAAAGTTGGAGCCTTTCAGAAGCATCATTGCAGGCTGGTTTTCAATCGACACCTCTTCTCCACCAGCAGTCGTGCCGGTGTAAGATACCAGAACGCGAAGCTGTCGAAAGCAGGTGACATTTTTGAAGCGCTTGGCTTCACCCTCGTCCATCTTAGATTTAGCTTTCGTCATGCCGCACTTCGTCGTGCCTTTGATGTCCAAGAATTCCTGCCGGAAGCTGGAATTGATGGTGGTCTTATTGACTACCTTTTCTTGATCGGGGTCGTACTCGGAGTATTGGTAGTGTTGGCCGAGAACGCGAATCTTTACCGTCTTCGCGTAGGCGGCAGTGTCCTGATCGGTCAGAAAAAACGAACCTGCCGGAATGGACCGATCCTGACTATCCTCGTGCTGCAGGTTAATCTTGAGAAGAGGGACGCCGCCAGACTGTTCCTTCTTAGCGCCCATCATTTCAGCAAGACGCTGCTGCTCAGCGGGATCGATAGTGGCGATTTCAGTGGACATTTATAACTCCGTCCGTTGATTGCTGGAGTTACAAAGGTACCCGAAGAACGCCCTCAACGCAACCCCTAAGGGCGCTGTTAGGGTACTTTTATGCCGCCGCAACCTTAAGAGAAACCTCCTCCATCTCCATCCAGTTAGGCCCGGCCTCAATCTCGATTGCCAGCGGTATGGAAAACTCGTAGCCAAACCGTTCAAAGATCTCGTCGTGCAGGTCCATTGCCTCCGACAGCGCGTCACACACCACAGAAAGCTCGTCGTGGTGTACGTCCACAACAATGCTGTCGTGGACTGTCAGGATCAGCTTAGAGCGAAGACCTTCTCGCTTGAAAATCCTCTGCGCGCGTATGCAGGCCAGCGGGACCAGATCGCCAGTAGCGAAGCCTTGAACCGGGTAATTGACCACCGCAGTAGCGTTCGTGATGCGACCAGACCGCAGCCGCTTTGCGTCGGGGAAGTAGTACTCTCGGCCAGACGGAATCCGCACAATGCCGTCCTTTAGAACACCATCCATCCACTCGCGGTGTTTGCGCGCCATACCCTTGTAGATAGTAAAAAACTCTTTGAAGTACTGCTGGACATGCTCAGGTTCGGCAGCCCCTTGCCCGCCGTATAACGGAGCAAACGAGAACTGTTTGGCGGCTTGCCGCATCTCCTTCGTGACTTCTGAGACATTACACTGGTTAATAATTGAGGCTGTTTGCCGGTGGATGTCCTTGCCGTCTACGATGTCTTCGATGATCTGGCTGTCGCGGGACAGCTCTCCGGCCACCCTAAACTCCAAACCCGAAAAGTCTGCTTCAATGATCTGCCCGCCATCAAAGCGGCTGGTGACCGCCTTACGGACGGGAAATTTACCGCCCTTAGGCTGGTTTTGGAAGTTGGGCTTGCTGCTCGACAGGCGTCCAGTTCGGGCGACCGTCTGGTTGAAATTGGGATGCAGCAGGCCATCCTCCCGCGTCCACGCTTGTATGCCGTGGACAAAAGAGGACAGGTAGGTGTTTACCGCGTTAAGCCGGGAGATCTTCTTCAGAAACTCAACTGCTAACGGACGTTTCTTGTCCTCGGCCTGCGCGACCAACCGTTTGATAGTGTTCTTGTCCACCTTGAACCCGTGGACGTTGGCATCAGCAGGCCCCTCGGGGACAAGCCGAAGCCCCGCCTTCTCTCCAGTCTTGGCATAAATGACGCCATCGCCGTCGCATACCTTGCACTTCGGCTGTCGCTTGTAAGGTTGCCCGTCTTTGCGAAACTTACGCTGCTTTCCAGAACCATCACAGTCGGGGCAGCACTGCACCACGGTCTTTTCCACAACGGCAGTCGTAGCGCGGACAGCGCCAGCGAACTCTGACTTATTCATGCGAGGCGTAGGCAAAGGCTTTCCTGCGCCATTCATGCCTATATTGAACATTCGTTTATGAAGCTCTCGGTCTGTTACCCGGCGGCTGTAGACGACGGCAGACATGTCCGGCCCAGAATTAAGATTTACCGGCGTGTCGCCCATTACCTTTCCGACGATCTCGTTAAGGCGGCATTCAATTTCCTGCTTCTCGGCGCGGAACTGGTCCTCAACCTCGGAAAGGGCATTCAAGTCAATCTTGATTCCGTTTTGCTCAATTTCCACGAGAAACCAGAGCATCTCAAACATCAAATCAAATACTGGTCGCAGGCCTTTATTGTTGTCCGCCTCAAGATCGTCCAGCTGAGCCAGATAGATTTCCGCAGCAGACAAGACATCTGCGTCGGCATATTCCACCATGACGTCAAGGGGCATTTGGTCAAAGCCGATGCCCTTCTTGAAGTAGTCCTCAGTTACATCTGACCGCTTGCGGGTGACCCGCCGTCTCTCAGCAGTGTCCTTCAAAGACAGTCCCATCCACTGGCCGCGCGCCAGAATGTACTCGCCAATCATCGTACACCAAACACGCTCCGGCAGGTCAAACTCCATTTCCAGCAGCCACTGCACGTCGAACTTGGCATTGTGGGCGACCAATTCGCCGCACTCGTTGAGCGCATCCTGCAATGGCTGCCGAGGGTCTGATCCATTTTTTTCGTTGTGGTTCCAGATCAGACGCTGGGCTTCGCCGATCTGGCCTAATTCATCGACCTCCCTCCAGTGGGCGGAAACGCAGAAGTTGTCGGGGTTGTAGGGGGAGCCATCAAGCTCCCCGCCAACATTCTGCACAGACGTCTCCAAATCAAGTACTATGGCCTTCATTGCTGCCTCTCTTTTTGCCTTAGAAGCTTGTCAGCTTCTCCCACAGCTTTGCCCACTTTGTTTTCTGTGTTTTGCTAGGCTGTTCGTTTTTATCGCCGGGCAGGTCGAAAAATTTAGCCACATCAGCGGGCCGACCCGACTGCTCCCACATACGCTTGAGGTCTTCTTTAGTCACCATCCGTAATACTCCAGAACATCGTTGAACGCCTTAAGTTCGCCTTCTAAATCTGAAATATCTTTTCGCAAATAGTCAGCACTTTCGTCATGTTTCTGCAAAGACATCCTTTTTTCATAAAGAGACTTGAGAATAAGTTCTCGCGAACTTTCAAGAGAAGCCGCAACAATGCTGTCCGCAGCCTCCCCAGACAAAGGGATCATCAGGGTGTCGTTTTTGATGTGTACGTCGTTCATGGTTTCTCCTTACCTGTTTCGAGTTTAACCGCCTTGAAATTGAGCGGATTTTAAGTACCGCCGAGCCGCAGCCTGATGGCAGGCAGCCATTTCCGACTTCGACAGCGGAATGAAAATTTCATTCGGCGTAGCGTGAGATATCCGGTTGAATGGTGCAGATCAAAGTGCCGTGCCATCCCGAAATCTTGTTCTTCGAAATGGTCAGGAACCGAGAATTGTCTGGCTCGCCGCTCTCATTGTCGCCCGAATGCTTGCCAATACCCACGATAAGGTCGGCTTCCGCAGCTTTGCCAATCTTGCTTCCTTCCATCATGTCGTAGGTAATGCGGGTCTTACCCGTGGCGTCGTTTGAGGCCTGAGAGACGCCCCAGAGGGCGCAGTCATGCTTTTTCGCCATCTCTCTAAGGCGGCGGTACAACTCTCTCAGACGCTCGTGTGAGGCGTCGAAGCGGCCCGTATCACGGTCCTCTTGGTGGCCTCCTCATTGCCCAGCATCATGACCTTTGCACCCTGATCGACGTAGCCACCGGGGCTGCAAGCAAGGCTGACCACGAAGGCAGTCTTTCCGGTTTCGGGCGTGGCGAAGATGATGCCGAACTCAGTGCGGCCAATGCCGTAAACGTGACGAGAAAGCGTCTCGACGTGAAACTTGAACCGAGACTCGTCGCCCATATCGATCAGCAACTCGTCTAAGTCCTGCGTCGTAGGCTGGCCGAAGTCATCGGACGCGAAGCCCTCGGCGCTTCGCTCCAGTAGCCGCTGCAGGCGCGTCATAGCCTCATCGTTGCCCTCTGAGACTTCTAGCCCCAAGGTCGCAATCTGCTTGCCTGTATGGCGCTTCCAGAGCGTCTGCACGCTGTCTGAGACGATCTCCTCGCCCAGCGGGTCGGCCTTGCTTACCGCGTCCACGCAATCCTTAAATTCTGCGGTGTCGGCGCGGGTCGCCACGGGGTTGTACAGCTTCCAGACCGCCAGCACTTCGTCCGGGCTAAGGTCTTGCTGGTACTTTTCGTGGGCCGATTTAATTGCGTCGGGCGTCCGTCAGGAGGTTCGGATCTTCAAGTTGCGTATGTCAGGGTGTCCTTCCCCTCGACGTTCCTTGATCACACACTGCTGGTAGCGGACCCGAGGGTTACCTCTGGTCAGCTCGTGCATCGCCTTTTCAAGACGCTCCTGCTCCTCGGCGGCGTCAGCAAAGCCGCCGGGGAAGTCGTAGTCGATCAGGACAAGTCCGCGTGCTTTCATTTTATAAGCCTTTCTATGTCTCTCAAAGTGCAAAACTTGAGGTCTTCCTCAAGTAGCACCACTGAGGTCGGCGCTCTCGCCTCAATCTTACTCTTCATAGCGACCGCTTTTCTGGAGGCGTCTTTGTCGAGCGCTATGATCACCCTTTGGTACGCCATCAGTTGCGATTTCTGTTCCGACCTTAGTTCAGTACCTAAAAGCGCGCAACCAGAACAAAAAAGGAACCTTGAAATTGAACACGCAGATGCCGCGTCTTCTACCAACACGGCGGTATCCCCGCTCCCCACCGTCAGCAGCCCAGAGATGTCCCCGTAGGCTCGCCACTTTGGTTTTTGGCCGTTGAGAGACCGCCCGACCGCCCCCCTATCCTCAGGGAAGAAAAAAAGAACGCGGTCCTCGGCAGGCGCGTATCGGACCTTAATCAGCCCCTCTTCATATGCCTGCCACGAGGACACAGACTGCAGGTAGGCCGTCGCCTTAGCGTGATGCTCCGGGCGGGACAGATGCTCAGGCACAGGCGCTGACCGCCGTTTAGTCGTAACGTCGCCGGACAGACGGGATCGTATGGCCTC